ATCTATCACAAATATTTTAGGAACCTGTTGAACCATAACCTCCTTTACCTCTTTCTGTGTTAGTCAACTCTGATACCTCCTCAAACTGCACTTGTGGGTAAGGCAAAATAATAATTTGACCTATACGATCACCTGGATAATACACTTCTGGATTAAATGACACTGTTCTCCTAAACTTGAATATGATTTCTCCTCTGTATCCAGAGTCTATCACTCCTACGTGATTTGTAAGATATAAATCCTTTTTGGCATTACTGCTTCTTGGAAATATAAGTCCAACATATCCTTCGGGTATTTCCATTGCTAAACCTGTGTGGTAAATAACATTACCACTATCATCCCACTCCATGGAAACTGCTGTTAGATCCATTCCAGCATCACCCGGCTTTGCGTAAGCCGGGATCACTGCGTCTTCGTGTAACTTTTTAATATTGACTTTCATTGTAACTATGTTTTTTATTTAACTTCGCAAACACCTCCAGCACAAGCAGCTTGATCCTTCAAATCTGTGTTATCATCATACTCCACAACTTTCTTGAGATTAATCTCAGTTAAGGTGCTCATCAGCCGTTCATAATCTTCTTTTGTGCAATCCTCAAAAGGTGCTTGAACGTAAGATCCATTATCGTACGGGAGAAATGACAGACCGTTGTAATGCTCCCTGTTTTCCCAAAGCCACTCACCAACAGATTCCCACTCATTTTCTTTAATACTCACTGTAGCTGAAACATTGTGAGCATTGTTACCACTTCTGTGTCCTGGCTTGATCCATTCCATATGTACCTTTCTAATACGCTCGAGTAGTGAGAAGGGTGATTCAGTCCTGAGTATGGATCCTTCCGGAGCTTTTTGTGGTATTGATATAATCGCTGTATCGTGTGGACGGAAATAATCGTCTTCCAACAGTTGTGGGTGATTGTTGAGCAAATAGCTGTAGATTGCTTCGTTTTTACCAACACGTATTCTGCGAATGTAGTAATCGTTGTGCCAAGCGTGAATACCTGATGATGTACCTAATGTTAATGATGTTGTTCCAGCTGGTTTTACAGTTGTAGTTCTTGCAGACTTGTTTATTCCGATCAAACCAGCTACACGAATGTTTTCTTCTTTTACTACTTTAGCTGCCTCTTTAAGATTGTACCCAAGTACAGTACCAGAACCAATACCAGTCATAGAAACACCAATCAAAGCATCCTTTTCGGTGGTACGCTTCCACACATCGCGAAGATAGTGAAAGTCGGTGTACCCCGCTTGTATAGTACCAATGAATGCAGCTGCCTTTACTCTGGCGTTAAGATCTTCTTGGGATTCAATATCACTAACATTTACCTCACACAAGTTGCAAAACTGATAAGGTCTAAGTGCAATTTCACAGCAAGGATTTGTACCCCAATCTTTATCATTACTAAGATAAATACCAGGTTCACCGGCTCCAGATAATTCGACACGCTTCCAAAGATCTAAGAAAAACTCCTTATCAACTTTGTGACGCAACAATACTGCTGAGTTGTTTGCACGTCCTCTTTGTGGATTGTCTTCCCACCAAGCTCCGGACTTGCAAGAAATCATCTCGTCGTCATCAGCACTAAACAAGCAAATAAGAGCTGCTCTACGAATACCTCCAGCCAGAACGGCATCAGCAATATGACATACAATATCGTGTACTTCAATCGTGCTAAGTTTATCTCCATTTTCTTTTCCATCTAATATACCTTGAATTTTTATTAAACATTCTTTAAGTGGTTGTGGTCCAGGTGCTTTACCGCCTGATGTAACTAGTCTTGCTCCTTTTGGACGTATGTCTGAAAAGTCAAAGGTTACTTGTGAGGTTCCATAAAAATAACTCTTCATCATCGCTTTAACAGCGTCTGCCCATCCCTCAATACTATCTGCTATAAGATATCGCTTTGTGCGATTTTTAGTTGGTTTGTGTATTTCTGGAAGTTGCTCGATATGATGCTTTTGTACAGAATATCCTACACCAGTACCACCAAGTAGCAGAAACATAATTTCACTAAATGCCCTATAATCGTCGATAGGTAGGTATGCACAGTTGTATAATCTGTTTGGCGAAAGCTCAATAGGTTTTCCAGCAAACTGCATAGATCGCATTGACGGAAGTACCTTTTTATCGTACACAAACTTGTAAGCCTCTTCAATTTCTTCTGCAAGAGCAGGATACTTTTTAAGGTGCATGTTTTTGTTTCGTGTTACCAACTCCTCCCAAGTTTCTCGTCTTTGTAACTCAGGTATGTACTTTGCGTACTTCATAAAGATAGTAATTTCACTTAGGATCTCATTGGATAGTGTCATCATAAATTGTGGGGATTTTTAAATTTGTATTATGCCTATAAATATGTTTGAAATAATATAGAATGCATTTTTTTACGAAATTAACGTGTTTAATTCGGAGAATTTATTGGCCAATGCTTTTCTTACTACCTCACTCTCATTTTCCATTAATTTTTTGGCTTCCTTACCTAACACAGTATTCTCAGCAAAAATGTCAATCTTAGCAGTGGCCATATTCATCTTACTTGGGAATGTTAAGCCATCTGGACCAAAACGATTCTTAATTATATGCCACCTTCCAGTACCTGATATCTTGTCTGTTGTTTTTCTTGACAGTGACACGACAAAGTCAGCAACCATCACCTTTGCGTAAGATTCAGCAATCTTGTCAGCTTCAATAATATCTTCCTCCAAAGCTGATCTGTTTGCTTGTGATGCTGTGTATAGTGGTACTTGGTATGTACCTGCTAAACCTCTTAGATCCTCGTATATGTTACCCAGCATAATATCATTACGAACAGCTCCTTTAACTCCAGTATCTCGTAGCAAGTCTGCATAGTCAACAAGTATCACATCTGGTTTTACTCCTTGCATTACGCATTTGTCTATGTGTGCTGACAGTGTGTTAACTGTAGCTGTCTTGGTTGGATAGTATTTGATAATTAGTTTACCTTTAACTCCCTTCAAAGTTTCAATTACAGTGTCCTGATGAAACTTCAAGTCTTGTGATGGTATTCCTGTGTAGTGTGAGTCGAATCTTGCACCGACATAAGTTTCTGAAAGTTCAAGTGTGTAGTACACAACGTTAAGTCCCTTCTTGGCTAGATGTGCTGCAACATTCACAAGGGCCATGGATTTTCCAATTCCTGCTGGAGCAACAAATACAGCCATCTCACCAGCTCCTAATCCACCATCCATAATCTCATTCACAACATCCCAAGGAGTTTCTTTTGTGTTGCGTTTATTTTCTACAAATCGTAAACTTATGTCATCAATATACTCGTGACCAATATTACGATCCGTACCAGCTTTCATAGCCTCATCAATGCTGGATTTAATCTCATCATACTTACCTGACTTCAGTAGTTCTACTGATTTTAAGATTGCTCCTTTGAGTTTTTGGTTCTTGCAGAAGTTGATTGTGTTATCCTTTATGAATTGGTTGTCATCAGAATCAACATACTTGATTACTTCCTTAAGGTTTTCAACAACAGCGGTCTTAAATATATCAACATCAATCTTATCCAACTCAACTTTAAGTACATCTAAGCTGGGTGGTGATTTATATTGCATGAAATACTCCAAAGATGTTTTTGCTATCCACTGTGATGATTCGGATGAAAAAAACTTAGGATCTATTATATCGTGAGCTTGTTGCAAAAATGCTCTATCCTTTAGCAAGATAGCCAGCACTTTGTTTTGAAACCCTGTGCCATAAAAGCTTAATGTATCTTTATTCATACTTTACCTTACTGTTTTATTTGTATGTTTGCAACAATGTAGCTGGATAAAATCTTATCCGTGTAGCGCAAACTGATCAAGCTTCGTTGTAACCTCTCGCAACCACATTTCTACATTTTTGATTGCACCTGTCATACTATCTTCAATGAGCATAGTGTGAAACTTGATCTTTGCGAGTCTGTTTATGTCTTGCTCAAGCAAATCAACAATTTTAAGTTTGCTTGCTGTGTTGATACCACTAACACCAAGCTGAACAACTTCGTAATAAAGTCTTACGTCACTCTCAGCATCTAGTACTTTTTGGTATATCTTTCCTTTGTTGGTTTTTGCCAACTCTTTAGCGTATGTGTAGAATTCATCCACACTCATTTTTGTTGTAACTATTTGTGGAAAGTTTTTGATTAATGTTGCTTCACCTAACCCACTTACGCCTGGAATATTGTCACTATCATCACCTGTTAAAGCTCTGTAAAGTGCAAAGTTGTATGATGGTATTCCATAGTCTTGTACAACATCCTCAGCATAAAACATTTTCTTTTTTGTGGGACTCCACACGTGAACTCGATCATTGACAAGTTGTAAAAAGTCTTTGTCTGACGACATGATGAATACTTGACTACCTTTTTGTTTAAGGTAATCTTCACTCATATACGCAATCACATCATCTGCTTCTGCACGATCTATTGTGATGGTGGTAAGTGGTAGTATCTCCAAATACTCCACAAGTCTCATTAGTTGTTGCAGTTGATTATCTTGCTTGTCAACTGTCTCAGAGCGATTAAGCCTAATCTTAACTTTACGATGTGCTTTATAGTCTGGATACAATGATCTACGCCTTGCAGCTCCATCCTTTCCATCAAACACAACCACAAGTCTGGTTGGATTAATTGCTTTGATTGCGTGTCCAACACTAAGTAAAAAGCCAGAAATTCCACCTACATGTTCACCGTTGCCATTCGTAACGGGGCTTGCTGAATATGCACGTATAAACGTGTTCAGCTAAAGACCGTCAACAATCAACACTCTACTATTGCGGTGCTGATCGTCGACGGCCGGTCCGGTTTGTATTTCCTTCAGATACGATAAATATCTTTGGTAACTGTTCATATTAATCTATTAACTCTCCTTCGTCAACGGAAATCTCATCCGGATTGATTTTATCTTGATCGCGATACTTCATTATGTAAATGTCGCAGATCTTTCTGTAGCAGTAGTCCTTCATTTCTGGATTGGTTTCTAGTAACTTGTACCACTCACTAGATTGAAACTTGTCATAGGTTTCTCCAGTTTCTTCGTTAACAAGTGTATAGTAAGCTCCTGATCTTTTTACAATCTCATAATCCTTAAGCAAGGTAAGCCAACTGTTGTAGTCATCAATACCGGAGCTAAAATAGATATCAAAGGTTGCTTTGCGGAAAGGAGGACCCATCCTGTTTTTGATTACTTGCGCTTCTGTTTGTACTCCAATCACCTGCTCAGTTTTTCCAGATCCACTTTTCAGCTTTCCAACACCTTTCAATCGTACTCGACAACTGGCGTGAAATCCTAATGCTTTACCTCCGGAGGTAGTGTATTTGTCACCAAACATTACACCCATCTTCTCTCTGAGCTGCGAGGTACAAAGTAACAACACTCTCTGCTTTCCAATGATGTTTGTGATTTTACGCATTGCTTTTGACATTACAATTGCTTTAGCCGTTGCCCAACCATCCTTATCGTAGTCAGCATCCTGTTCTATTTTTGTAGTTGCAGCTGATACTGAGTCGAGTGCAATTGTCACAAGTCTATTCTTGGAACTTTTACGTACGGTTTCAATAATGTTTTCAATTGCTTCAAAAGCATCTTCAACAGTTTCCAAAGGAACATACAGCATGTTTGTTACATCCACTCCAACAGCTCTAAGAAACTCCTCACTAAGAGCATTTTCTGTATCTATGTACACAGCCAACCCACCTTTCTTTTGTGTGTTTGCTAATGTATGCGCTACAATCAAGCTCTTACCTGATGCTTCCATACCTTGGAGTTCCACAATACGTCCTACTGGAAATCCTCCGTCAGGTCTGTTGGAGATAGCCAAATCTAACGTAGTGGATCCTGTTGAGACCCACTCCGTTAAATCTGTTGGTGTTTCTTCCTCACCATTCAAGAAATGCGCAGCTTTAAAATCTTTGAACTTTTTGTTTAAGCTATCAGCCAAAAGTGATGCAAGTTCGTCCCGTCCCGAAATTTCATCGGGTGTTTTTGTAGTCTGCTTTGCCATGAATTTTAGCTATTAAATAGTGAGTCGAATGCTGAGGATACATCTTCAACCTTAGTACCTCCTGAGATAGGCTTTGCGGTTGCTTTGGTACCAGTTGCTGCATCTGTTGATGGATCCAGCCACTTTTGCAATGCTTCAGTCATTTCTTCGTAACTCAGTTCAGTGAACAGGTCTTTAAGATCTTTCTGACCATTTACAATAAGTGAAGCTATTTCCTTATCAGTTGTAGCTGGACTTGTGTTTGGTTTTACACGAACTGTGAATGTTGGGAATGCTCCTTCCTTTTCAGCGGCAATGTGCTCAACTGTCAAGTCACGTCCATTCATCAGGTCTGTAATATCACCGTAATCAGGATCTGCAATTACACTCAGCAGTTCTGTATAGATCTGTTTTCCAAAGGACCAGAACTTTACACCTTCGTGTTCCAAGCCACGAACAATAACTGGAGCATATACTCGGAACTTAGGCTCAATCTTTTTACCTAATTTCCAATCATCCTTACTACCGGATTTTTTCAGCTTCTCGGCAAATTCCACAATTGGGTCTGGTCGTCCGTAAGAAATTGGTGATACCATTGTACGCTTTGCAATCTCATAGTGGAAATACATTTCCTGAAATGGATTGTTTTTGTCAAATGCATAGGGAACTATGCGTACTTGTGATTTCCCTACTGGTGGCTTCCACATGAAGTCACTTGACTTACTCCCGCCTCCTGCACTCGCTTGCTGCATTTGTTGCAGCTTCTGTTTGATCGCATCTAAATTGATAGACATACTGATACTGTTTTAAGGTTTAAACTAAATTGACTCTTAAATATAAGGATACTTTTTCGAACTTGCAACAATGTTGCTTAACTTTCTTTTTTACTCCTTGTACTCTTAGCCTTACTGTTTTAATATACGTAACTTTCTTGTAATAGACAACTACAGTTCCTTGATTTTAATCATTTTGCAATTAAATTCGCCGTCAGACAAAAGTAAAGTGTCTTTGTACTGCGGCCAGTCGATTCGATATGTTTTATCAAGTACGCCGTTGTTTAAAACGCGAATTAAACTATTGAGAGCATTAATACTATAATATGTATTGCTTTCTTTCTTTCTGTTAATTGAGATTGTGTCCTTTAATCTCCTATCAGCTACTACCACATTGTATATACACACCACATTTGTTGGAACCTCTACGTAAACATAACACTTTACGTTAGATATTTCCTCAGGACTATAAACTTTGTATATCTGACCTAAACTGGCAGCTAATTTATCTGTATAGGTGAATGTACAAAGTAACTGTGGTCTCATTGTTATTTATCTACAGGTGTAGCACTTGCTTGTTTAAGTTTATCCTGAGCACCTTTTAGAGCTAACTTTTTGGCTTCAATGTCTGCATTGGCTGCTTTTATATTGGCTGCCTTCTCAGCTTGTGTCAGCTCTAATACGGCTTTTATTTCTTTGCGAATTAGATTTCTTAGCTCTGTGAGTTTCATGGTTTTTTGACAGATTTATTTAATATAAATATGGTTGTTTATTGTAAAAGTGCTAGACTCTTGTAGTTATCTCCCCTCTTTATTTTAATAGGAAACTTTTCTAAGTCAATTGCCTTTGTAACAACCCCCCTTAATAAATAGTCTAATTCTGATAATTCCACATCAAATAAAATACTATCATAGGTGTACAGCACCGGTTTTGTTTTGTGTGATTGTAACAACTCGTGAATCTTATTGAGTATAATCACATTCATCTCTGTCTCGTACATTTGTATGAAATAGTTAAACAAAGTGTTCATATTCATATCACTGTGATTGCTCAGCATCAGTCTACGACCTGATATCGGACTTTCTACATAGCCAAGATCCTCAGCTGTTTTCCACAAGTATCTTGCTATTTCATTTGTTCTGCTAAAGAAAGGTATATGTAGATATTGTTGTTGAATACCACCATACAATTGTCTAAATGTTCCTTCTTTTGCGCTTTCAATCTGTTGTGGTGTTGGGTTTGGTGTGTTGTGGTAATATGATGCTAGATGCTCATACACATTATCAGTTCCAAAGTCGTAACCAATCAATTGTGCAATTAATCTTGGATGGTAGGAATTAAAATCTATTTCAACTAAACAACCCTGCTCGTGACTTGAAACAAAACAACTTCTCGTGTCATCCTCTTTGTTTAATGCTGCAAAGTTGATTCCACCAAACCTATTACTAGGTCTTCCTGTCGCAGTATAGTAGTTGTATTGTGTGTAAGACTTTTTATCAACTAAACTTAACGTGCTTCCAAACCTATTTGCAAACAATTCTCCGTTAACAGCAATCCCATTAGTTTCTATTTTGTGAAACGCTGTTAGTAACTCATCCTGGTAGAATGATAATCCTGGTTGCAACTCCTTAACCCAACACTCCTGTAATATCTCCTGTGCGATTTGTTCGTGTTTACATAATGATACAAGCTCGTTAATACGATAGCAGTTGGGATAAACTCTTGTGTAATGTTGTATGATGTTTGGTGTCGTTGTTGTGTATCCCGTGTTTGTATACAGATAATACTGCATCATTACATCAATATACTTTGAGGTGTCATATCCAGCATACTTCAGTGCTATTGTATTGTAGCAATAAACTATGCTATTATTTAAAAACTCTAAATTGTTGGTATGCCAGATCCCTTCAGGATGGTTATTACTTATTGTGATTGCATTTCTGGTTTCTAAATCTATCACTACAAAGCCTATAACTGTGTTGACTTTGTTGTGAACGCGTAGATCTCTTAGGATGGGATATAGGAATACCGCTTTGCTGTTAAAATGTTGCAATTGTTGTATGCTATCCACTATCATGGATACAACATACAAAATATATTTCAATTATCAAACTTGGGTGATTCTCGCAAACTCCAAGTAGTTTCTTACAGCATATGCTATGCTCGGCACTATTGTTGATGCTTTAAAGATTTGATCTTCGTTGTGGTTAATTATGTCTTGGGATTTTCCAGTAAGCTTCCATCGTATTTCTGTAAACGTGTAGAGACCGGAATCAATGCCACCACGAGTGCCTATATTAACGTATTGTTGTTCATCAATTTCAATTGCATAACTTAAAGCATCTTCAATTTTTTCCACAAAGTATCTTGTATCAAAACCAGCCTCATAAACCTGTTCTGTTGGAACATACAAAAAAGGTATTGGATCTGCAAACGATAATACACCAACATCAAAATTAAACTGCTTATCGTAAACATAATGGTCTGGGTTTCTGTATAGTCTTTGTAGAACTACGGAGTCCTTGGATTGTATAGGTCCTGTTTTTGGTGTTAGGCCAGCGTAGTGATACTCACCAACATACTCCTCACCATTCAAACTAAACTGACCACCCTTTGTGTATAGGTAGATGTTGTCATTACGACCAGGGGAAAACTCACTATATCTTCTATCTAATGCCATATTACGTTATTTGTATCTACACACTGTGTTTACTGAGGTAGTCCAGTCATTTGGTGTTATGGAATGTTCAACAGCCGTTACTTGAAAGTGGTAAGCCTTTCTAACTTGGTCTGGTATACGGTCGCTTGTTACTATTTGACCAAACGCAAATCCACCTATCCCATCCAAAGTAAAGCTAAACTCGAACGGCAGTGGTGCTCCAACGCAATGGTCGTCTGTGGCTTTATCGTTTGCCGACTTGGCATACTCTTCCACTAATGCAGACTTTGCTGCTGATACTGAGGTTGTGTCAACGTTGTTGCCTAATTTAGTAAATAACTCATCAAAAGTGGGTGGTGTGGGTGGTGTATTTGGTGATCCTTTTTCACAATCACACTTTAATGGATCTAATGCCGGTGGTGCTGCTTCATTTTTTATATCCTCATCTCCCTTTAATCCAAATCCAACAAACGTATTTGCACCACAACCCCCACCAGCTGGTGTTTTAGTTGATGTTGGTCCTGCATTTGCGTATAATGCTTGAGTCTTCATCTGATCAGTCATCTTCATATCCAACTTAAGATCCCTCAACACAGATGCCTTTGCTCCTATAGCCAACGACGGTATTACATACTCAGTGGCTGGTTCATATACTTTAACATCAACCACAGTTAGTACAGGTTCCTTAAGTTCGTCTGTGCAGTTTTCTGTACTGGAAACTACTTCAAATTCCCACAAGTTTCCACATGCGTCGTTTATTTTAGCTAACACATTTGTTAAGAAATCTCTCAATGTTCCAGCTGAGCTTTCGATCTGCGATAACTCATTCATAAGAAATACAACATTAAGCATAATGTTACCTAACACTACACCTTCTGAAGTTACTGCTGATGGTGTGGTTCTTGCAACAGCTTTAAGCTTTGCTATAGTATTTGCCTTATTAGATCCAGGTAAAATACATATCCTAGGATCGGCTGATTCTACCTTTGGGTGACCTTTCAATACAATACCGTTACTATCCAATTTACCCAAAACATACTTTCCACCACTCTGCGGTGCAGTATTTCTATTTATTGCCTGTTCTAATGCATACCAAGATATGTAAGCTTCGACTGTGTCTGGTTGATTAACAGTCACGCCAAAGAAACTTCCTTCATACCAAGATGAATCATCACCACCTTTTTCAGTTCTTGCTGGTCCGTTGTAGGCATATTGGGCCATGTTGATTGAATCTGGGTTTAGTACCCCCTCCCGCAAAAGTGGATAATAAATTGCTGAGGTGGGTTTAAAGTTTTTAAACAAATCGTAAAGTGTTGTGTACAAGCTTGATTTGTTTTCTGTTGATGGTTTTGCATCACCACCATCGGGAGTTTCATTTTGGAAATCTCTAGCACACGGACAGGAGTACTCGTGTACCTTTGCTGTGGCAAACGAATCTGTTGCGGATACCACTTCCACTACACAGTCCCAATAACCGTTAGTATTTAATCCGTATGTAAAATTAGCAACAACACCTTGAAGGCCGTTGTAGTTTGGATACTTAGCAGATTGTGCATTCATTAAACATATTGCTACTGGATCTGATAGTTTTCTATCTGTTATTAGTGGTGGAATACCATCACCTAAGGCTGACTGAGACCATCCCCATTGCACTCTTACTCCCATTCTCGGAATAAAGTAGCATTTGCTTAGTTGTTTGAGTTGTTCGTCTGTGAATGCTATTAGGTTGATTGTGATTTTTCGTGTTGTTCCTAACTCCCCTTGTTTTTTAATATTCACTTGTGTTACAATAGGATACGGTCTCACATAATCGGATTGATACAAATCTCTACTTGTTACGCTAGATAGATCTCGGTATCGTGTTTCACATTTGTCCGATAGGCTAGTGACATGGATCCAAGGAAATCTTTTCGCTGCCCACAAGATGCCCTGTTTGCCAGCACGAGCATCTATTTCTCGTTGTGTTTTTTCTGGTACCGCTTTTTTACCAAATGGATTTTTCATAACTTTAACTGTTTAACTGCTCATAGCTTGCTACTATGTCACTTACTTGGGTTGGAACTCTGAGCTGTAAACCTGGTGGAATAGTTAGGCTGCCTTTACCAATTCCGTTTGCTTCTGCTATGATCCACCAGTAACCTACCGATCCATAATATTTGTAGGACAGTAAGTCCAGTCTATCACCAGGTGTAGTGATTAAATATATGTCGCTAAGCTGTCTTGGTATTGGTGGATACAACACAGATCTAGTTACACGCTTTCCGTTGTCGTTTGTTTTTGTTGGTATGTTTTCGTATCTGTTCATTATCCTAAATAATCAAAGTAGTTGTTTGATGTTGCGTTGAGTGGATTACCAGCTCTATCACCAAGTATTGCAAAATCCAATGCTACGTCAACAAGATGTGGCATTTTGTTATCTATATCCCAACTGTAGTCTGCTGGTTGTATGTCGTACTTAACCGAGTTAAATACACACGGTGTATCTTTAAACCATCTACCTACAGTGATCGAGCATAGTGGTCCTGTAATATACGTATTTCCAGCCGAATTTCCTCTACCAACACTAGTAATTTTTATTAGAGAGTTGAGTCTGCTGTAAAGTTGTCCTAGATCGGCTTTTGTAAAGCAGGCTACTTTAAAACCTACACTACCACCTCTAGTACTACTTTTAAATGTTTTTAAAATATCCTGCCTACCAACATACTGCAGATCGTTCCAGCCAACGGTGAAGTTATCGCTAAACGATGTTATATACGCTTCAAATCTTACTGATCCACCACCGACTAAAGATGCGATCCTAAGTTCAACAATGTCCTTATCCGCTCTTGTGCTAAGAGGGTCAACTTGTATTGATGGTGTTGTGCGTTTTGATTGATAGTTTTGTTTTGGTTGTGCTGCGCCTTCTGATAAACTCTTTTCACGTTGGATCAGTTGATCGTATGGTAAATAACTAGCACTATCAAAAAGTGTTTTATACTTTTCATTAAACGCCTCCTGAGATGTACTCACCAAGTTTTGTATTTGATCAGCGTTCCCAGCAGGATCTATCCCATCTTCTACCAACGCTGAGCCTAGTGGATTTGGGTTGTTTTGTGTGTAGTTGGCTGGATATATACTGAAGCCAGTTGGGTTGTTTGCTTGCCCAGTAGTATTATCGTATTTTACAGCGTTGACCCCACCACTCTCTGATTTGAGGTTTTGTATGTAAGGTGCTATTCCGTTCTCATTATTTATCGGTCTCCCACCTCTAAACTGTGTAAGTATTCCTAAATCAATCTTGTTTTGGCCAAGTGGTGATAAACTAACAGCTCCAAACGAACTGTTCCTAATAGACGCACTACCATGCTTAACCTCTGGAAAAAAGAATGCTGCTGATCTGTCGGCTGAGTAGCCGAGTACTTGTAATGTTGGTGTTCTTATCGCTGGAACGAAAGTTATAGGTGTTGGATTTGTACCTCCCTGCTCAATTTGTGTAATCGGTGATACTATCACTATGTTGTTTGGCACCAGTACCGGAAGCTCAACTGGATTAATTATTGTAATGTTTGTTGGAACTGGTTTTGGAAGCTCAACTGGTGTTAGTGAAGGCTCAATAGGTCCCGTCTCTACACCAGATACTGATATTATTCCTTGCAAGTAGGTAATTGTTGCTACACTTGCTGGAATTTGTGGCTCTACGTTTGGATTTGTTGTTAAGCTACCTACTACCGGAACTTCTTCAGGACTTACAACCGATGTTAGATTGCCTTGGTATAAAATTGCACCTTGACGTAATATCACATCCTGGGACATGCTGTTAGTAGTGACAAAAGAACTATACTGCTGATTGCTGAACAATCCTCCCTGCCTTAATATTATATTGCTTGTTGGTGTGGTAGGTGTTATGTTTGATGTATGATTGGGTACAAATGTAATAGTTGCTGGTAGTAATCCTCCTTGATTAAGTGTTGTGGCTGGTTGTAATAGGACTATGTTGCTCGTATGATTAAATACTCCAAACGGTGTTATAGTAATATAGTCTGTGAATTGGTCGGTTACAAAGTATTGTGCTAAGTGCCTTGTTGTGCCTAGCTGAGGTTGATTAAGTCTCTCTGCTAAATTAATAGATGATCTAAACTTTGTGTTTACGAAAGGCACCGGTCTACTGGCTAATGATAGCGTACTGAATTGACCGATCTGTGGCAGCACCTGCTGTTTGTTTGAAAGTGTTGCTTTAAGTATTGCGCTGTTTTTTTCTGGTGTGTTTTGTGTTACTTTGAGTTGTGTAGCCTCTAGTTGTGGTGTATATTGCTTTGCTGCAATTGTGATACCACCCTGGTTGACTTCGTTTATATTATCCTGCAGTTTAATAGTCCCTTGATTGACAGGTTGTTGTATGGATAATGTGGGTGTTTGTCCTTGCTTAACTGGCTGAGGTGTTATTGGTGCTTGATTGTATCGACTGTTTTTGAGTCGTTCTTCCAAGCTAATTGTTTTAAATATTTGTGCCATTATAGTGTGTTTATTTAATACCTCTAACAGGCATTGCTAATGCTATAACTTCACCTACCTTCCTGCCGTCCATATTGATGGTACTTCCTTGAGATACAACAGCTATTAATTGATCGATCTTGTCTGCAAGTATTTTTACCCCATCCTCTTGCTGCTCCGCACCACCCTCTGCAGTACTAAATCCTAAGGAATCTGCTAATTTTGCTAACGCTGGTGCTGCTACTGCCAATCCCACTAATGCACCTATCACTGGTAAAGCAGCTAGTCCTGCGGTAGCCATCATGTACAATCCGGCACCTATTCCCATAAATGCAATCGGTAACGCTAATAGATTTTCAAACGGTACCTCTTTTAGTGTTGCTACTAACAAAGACATCCCTGCTGCTGCTATGCCAATTCCCGTGCCCATCATAAGTAAGCCAGCTCCAACACCCATAACAGCAAGTGCTAGTGCTCCTAAACCTGGGGCAGCTGTAAATGATGTGGCAGCGAGTATACCTATACCAACAGCAATTCCAGCTAAGATTGCACCCAACGTAATCATCTGATCACTATTCATTCCTTTTATAGCCTCTGCTAAGTTAGCTATTCCCATTGTAGCTAAGCCAATACCAGCTCCTATCATCAGTATTGCACCACCCAAGGCCAACATGCTTGTAGCTGCTCCCTTTGCCGCTTGACCTGACGCTGTTGTTACTGGTATACTGGCTTCTGTTACTGATGTATTTAGAGTTTGAGCTGCTGTGTTTGAAAATAGAGCTATGGTTTTTGTGACTAACGCAGCTGCCCCAGAAGCGAGTCCAGATATCATTGAACCAAGTAGCGGTAGTGTTTGTATGAAACTTAGTATCAGTAAGCCATTTTCTTTTACAAATCCTGCTGTTGCCCCACCATATTTCATCACACCACCAATTACCCTATCCAACATAGTAGAATTTTCTCCAAAGTATTGGTTTTCAAGCTTTTGAGCTTCGTTGAATTTTGTAAGCTCTTCAACAGTCATATTCAACGACTCTGCTAATGCCTTTTTCTGCAGGAGGTTCATATTGTCCAAGCTACCCACTTGTTTCATTATGTTTGCTTGCTCTTGTAGTATTGCGTTTGAGTCACCCGCTAATGCAGCTGATCTTAAGCGGTCAAAGTTTAACTGCTTCCCTGTTAATACAGAGGCTTGCATTTGACTGTTAATAGAGCTCTCAAAGTCTAATGTTTTTTCTGCTGCACTGAGGACTGAACCCAACTCAACTCCCATTTTTTTGGCCGATGCGGCTGCTTTAGCAAATCCCTCAGCACCACCCTTTGAATATGTTGCTGTCAATCCTGAGTTTTTTGCCATTTCTTTCATAATCTGGGATGGCAACACTCCGGACATCTTACCGACGTTTTCTGCAGTCTTTGCGAAGTTTGTTGCCGTGTCTTTGCTTTCACCAGGCATTCTACTTATCGCCATTGTTAGATTAGCAGCTTCATCACCAGCTAATCCATAGCTAGTAGCCATTTGACCAACGGCAGCTCTTTGTTCTTCTGTTAGTACCTTTGCTGTACCAAAATTCTCTACTAAGTTTTTGCTCACCTCACTGACTTTGCTTAAACCTACTGCACTCATTATTGAAAAGTCCTCTCGCATTAGGTTAATTGCTTCACCAGCCTGCATACCACTGTCTACCAGTTCGTGCATTGTGTGATTAACATGTCCTATCTTTTCAGCCATCTGCTCAGCAAACACTCCTCCCGCTAGTTGTGGTGTTCTCAGTTGATCTATAAGTTCTTGTGTTATTCCTACACGTTCCTTCAGCTTGTGGTTTATCTCTTTAAGTTTCTCCCCAACCTCTCTCTGCTTGCTATTAAACTCATCCTCTCTCTCTTGTTGAGCCAACTTTTTATCTAATGCCTTTGCTGTGCCTTCTATCTCCGCATTTTCCTGCTCCACAGATTCAATAAACTTTTGTGATTTTGCAATCTTTTTATCATATAGATCCACAAGTGCTTGATTTCCTGCTTGTTGAGCATGAAGCTTTAAAATTCCTAATTCTATAATGTTTTGTTCTGCTGCAGTTTTCACTAAATTGTTTCTCTCTAGTTGTTGCTGCTTAACGATTTGTATCTCCAAGCGTTGTGGTGATAGATTCTCATTAAGAAATTGCTTTCTCACCTTAGTTGCAAAATCCCTTACTTTTTCTTGTTGGTTTAGTTCGTTTAGCTGAGCTCTCATCTCTTTGATGAGGTCACCCCCACCAAATGATTGACCTCCTTTTTTGGCTCCTTGTTGCATGCCGCTAGCGATGGCGTCCGCGATCTGCCTTGTTAAATTTTGAAATTCACTTGGATCGATATTTAGCTTGTTAGCCATCTATGTTAAAAAAATTTTGAGTAGCGAGACTTTGAAGCGTCGTAAGCAAGTATTTGTTCAAACCTCTTTGGATTTTCCTTAACTATTTTAGTAGCTTTACTCATAAAATCTTTTTCACTCATTCCAAATCTTTTGTGTAGAGACTTGAATTCGGGCGATTTTAGTAATCGAGCATATTGATAATCGGCTACGTGGTTGAAATGACCTTTTACAAAATTGGTCGCTTTATCCAAAAGCCAGTTGACTATTCCTTCTTCCATAATTTGATTTTTATACTCTTCTTGAATAATTTGATTAAGTACTTCTTTTGTGATTTTGCGTTTCATTTAGAGGCATTTCTTATAAATAGTTTTGCAAAAGAAAAAGCCAGTGTTTAAGCTGGCTTATCTTTTACCTGATTTGGCTTTATCGTAGGCAGCTTTTTCGGCCTCCGCTTCCTCCTTTTTTATTTTTGCTAACCTGAGATAAAAGTATCTCCGCAGGTGGGTTGGAAGGTTGTACAGTTCAGTATACGTCCATCCCATTTTCCCGTAATACATCAGATCAAAGATCTGGTCTTGCAGAATGGGTCTGTAGTCAGACCCCAGGCCAAAAAAAGTTCATATTGATGGGCAAAGCCATCTTTTCTTGTTCGTATGAACAGTGAGGACAGGTGAATGTAAAGGTTGTGTCAATATCCGGTGTAACCTTCTTTAAATGCTTACGCAATTCGAGTGAATCACGAGAAAGCATAGTATCCACTGTTTTAGATATTGTAGGAAGATCAGTAACACCATCCACAGAAACAATCATGTGTTTTAACCTTGTTGTTAGGTCTGGATCTACACCTGTGATTTTAGTTAGTTTTTTAGCTGCTTTGATTGCTTCGTCAATTCTTTTTTCATCACCATGAGTTAAAAACTTCAGCTCTAATACTTTTTTGGAAGCGGGAAGTGTAAACTTGTGTGTTGTTTGACCTTTTGTAAACGCACTCCAATCAATCTCCTTTTCTTCAAACTGCTGCAGGTCAATTGTGTGTTTAGATTTTTCACCACAACTTGGGCATGTAATATCTATGTCATAATCAGCACCATAAGCTAAGATCCGAGCTGCAATGAATACAGCGTTTTTGTCTATTGTCAGTAAATCGTTATAGTTAATTTTGGTTACAATAAGTGAGGATAACAATTTATCGATTACTACACCCTGCTTAATAAGATTAGGAGAAGCGAGTATATCCTCCTCTTTTGCAGTCATATACTTCATTTCAATTTTTCCAGAAGATAGTGGATGTCCTTCTGGATAAAACCATCCTTTTGATGGTAACTCGATTACTTCGGTAGGTACATCTGTCTGTGTAGTAGTCTCTATGTGACCAGTGTTTACGGAGTGTTCGAGAAATTTTGCTTTGATTTCATCGTCGGATAATGGACGATTGGGGTAATTGTCGTTTACAACCTTTGACATAACGTTTGTTTGTTTTATATAAATATAACCGTGTAAGAAAAGTAGCTTACTAAATTAGCTTTTTATAGCCGGCCGGTCGGCGATATCCTGCTTGATGTAACGCTTTCTTTGCCATTTCAAGATAATTTTCACCTACACCAATATTAACAAGATCAGTTGTTTTAGTTGACGCTTGTACTCTAGGATCAGATGGTGTTATCTTGATTGAGGACTTAATACCTGCGTTTTTAAGTATTTGTATAATTTTCTGTTTTGACTTATCGTCTGATTTGGACTTCACGGTCATAATCCAATCGTATCGTGTATCCTTATCGTCATCTGTCCCTACCGGTTCACCATCTGCTTCGTATGTTACACCTAGTTGTAATGCTATTTTTTTCCATACACCGCCACTTTTATCATCTTCAATAGACAAAACCTTCTTTTTTACTGGTTTTAGCGCCTTCATACCATAATCAAATATGGCTTTTAATATTGGCGTAGTTACACCTTTGAAATTGTTAGCAGTTGCATTTGCTACTACCAACACCAATTCAGCATCATCAGCATATAAATTGATGGCTAGGTAGTAATGTTTTGGATTACCCCTGCCCCACATACTAGCGGCATCCGGGTTTCTTTTATCCGTACTCACGTACAAATAATTTGCATCATTTTGAAAATATAATGGATCTGGATACTTGGTTTTGAATGCACGTTTTATTGTTGGTATAAGTACATCTAAATCATCCAGAAGCCTGAGATCGTCGCCTTCCTTTAAGACTTTCTTAACTTCTTCGCGGATTAGTTTTCTAAATTCTGTGAGTTTCATGCTTTTGGCGATCCTTTTGTTTACGAATCATTTGCTTAAATAGTAACATAGCCTTTTTCAAAACCTTCCTTTGTATCTGCTTTTTGTAATTCATCTGTGTTTTACTATAAATAGATCACTAAAAACAAAAAAGCCAGCTTTTAAGGGCTGGCTTATTTCATTGTTTTGATGTTGTTTAATATTCAAGTACTGCGTAGTCTATACCTAAGGTCAGCTGAATTTCAACTGCTGTTTCAGTTGCCCAATCCATGTCACCAAACTGTGCGGTTTTAATGTAGGCTCCTTTCACTTTCCAGTTTTCAATTTTGTCTCCTACCGGACCAAGTACAAAAATATCAAAGTCTTTTTTGTAGAAGTCTGCGTATCCATCACGACCAGTTACAGATTCGTGAGCTGTTCTAACCCACTCCATTACGGCCTGTGCTCCGGAAGGTACGATTGCATCATACATTGTAAGTGTTATATCACTCCACTTACACTTACCTTTCATCTTACGAATAAGGTTGATGTGCTCCAGTACTACCTCACCACATTCAATCTGTGGACGAGAGACTTTTTTGCAAAGAAATGATGGTATGCCATCAATCTGCAGGATAAATCTATTCTGTACTTTGGGTTCGTACGGAGTGTAGAAGATTTCGTTGTTTTCTATTAAGTTTGCCATGTCGCTATTTTCTAATAATTATTACGCGTTGTTAAAAGTTGCTCCGGTAGGCAGCACATTAAAGTCTAATACGATGAATTCTGCTGCTTTTGCTGGTTGCAGATAAATCTGTCCGTATAGAATGTTACGATCGATTACATCTGGTGTGTTGTTGGTTTCATCCATTACAACTCTGAACGCATATAATCCTTGACGTGCTTGTACTGTTTGCAGGTATGGATTCACAATGTTAAGGAATCTTTGGCGAGTGGCTGTGGTATTGTTTTCAAACACCAGGTAGCGGCTCGCAGATGCAATATACTTTTTCAGAGTGATCATCAAACGTCTAACGTTGATTCTATCAAGAGCTGATGGTTTTGCTTGCATTGTTTTCTGACCCCAGATACAAATTCCTTGATTAGGGAATGTTGCGATTGCATTGATTCTGTTATCATACAGATCGTTTCTATCTGCTTGGCTAAGCTTAAGTTCAATGTCGATTGCTTCAGATATACCACCACGATTCAGACCTGCTGGCGCAAACCATTCGTATGCTACAGAATCGTTGTAGGCCATTACACGAGGTACTACTACGGATGGTGGTACCCATACTGGCTTGTTTTTGTTTATGTCTAGGATTTTAACCCAAGGCCAGTAAGTGCCTACGTAGTTAGAATCAATTGAGCTATCTTCTACTGCTGCGATTGCTGCTGCAACTGATTGTCCTTGTTTAACTGGATCTGCAATTACAAAGCAGTCACCTCTGTCTTCAGCAACTTCAATTGCTTTGTTTATGATTGCTGGATGGTCTTTAATTGTTGCGCCAGGTGTTACAATCAGGTTTATGTCAAACTCGTCTGCGTTGCTAACTACATTAAGGGCTTTAATGTATCCTACAGATCCTATAGAAGAGGC